TTGACGAGTGCTTGGTATGGCTATAACGAGAAGAAAAAGATCCAGGCTCTCGAAAAGGCTCTTGAGTATGCTGAAGCTGCTTAAGATCTATCTCGTGCTCGTCGCCTTCGTTTCCGGCTTTGCTTACATGCAAGGTCGGGCGGAGGCGAAGAACTCTCTCGTAGAGTTGTTTATTGATCAGGCTCACTGTATCGCAATCAATATCTACCACGAGTCGTTGTGGGAACCTGTACTTGGTAAGTATGCTGTTGCCTATGTGGTAATGAACCGAGTCCGAGATACAAGGTTTCCCGACGATGCGTGTGATGTTGTCTATGAGGGACCAACTCAAAAGAGTTGGAAAGATCCTAACGTCACCTTTCCTCGACGCCACAAATGCCAGTTCTCATGGTATTGTGATGGTAAGAACGACGAAGTGAAGAACCTTGAACTGTACGAAGAATGTTTTAAAATTGCTTTGCATGTGATGACTCAATATGGGACATCACTTGAAAATGATCCTACCGATGGTGCACTCTGGTATCATGCCGACTATGTCGATCCAGACTGGAATGATATATACAAAGAGCATGTAAAAATAGGTAGGCACATTTTCTATGGACGACCATAACGATCATAAGATTATATTGCTTCAAGAGCTGTTTGCAACTCGATCGAGAAGGCAAAAAGAACTTGATTACTATAATGAAAAACTTGCTGACCTTCAGTCGGAGATGGAATATATACAACGTGACATTGACGTCACAAATGTAATAATAGAATTGATACAGGATGACAATGTTATCGACCTACAAAAATATCTTGAAACAAGAGCGCGACTCGGAGAAGGTGGAGAGATATGACCGTCTCTATATGGATATTGCTACCCGCGTAGCAGGTATGTCATATGCTCTCCGCGCTCGAGTTGGCGCCGTGATTGTTAAAGATGGAAGAATCATCTCAATGGGATGGAACGGTATGCCATCTGGTTGGGAAAACGATTGTGAGTATGAAACCTTCTTTGAAGGTAATAGGCAGCTTTTGGATAGAAAGCTGGTCACTCGTGAGGAGGTTCTTCATGCTGAGACAAATGCAATTGCTAAACTAGCAAGAGATGGTCAATCCTCTCAAGATGCTACAATGTATCTCACTCTCGCACCCTGTATGGAATGCGCTAAACTAATTCATCAGTCTGGGATCAAGCGTCTCGTGTACTTAGAAGATTACAGAAAGACATCTGGTCTAGACTTCCTTTATGAAACACCGAACTTTGAAATCACAAAATTAACAATGGAGAACGAACAATATGGCACGGGGAAAGAAATCTTCCGGTAAGCATTACACCTCTAAGGGCGAGTATCGTAACGTAAACAAGAAGATTACAAACGCAGTCCGTAGAGACAAGAAAGCTGACCTAGTATCCTATAGAAAGAATCTTGTCGAGGAATGGTCCAAGGGCAAGAATCCATGGGTCACGATTGACAATCCAAACACGAACGAAACCAATAAGCGTCGCATTCGTGTTCGTGCTGATGACCTTTGGGGTGGTTGGAAGCGATCATATACGATCAAGTCTGGAAGCTCTGATTGATGCAATACAAGCTAATCATAGGCGACTCTCATCCCCTTCGTGAGGCGTTTCAATCTTTGGTTGAGATGCATCGCCTCGGTTGCGATGTTGAGGTTTTACCGTCTGAAAAGGTATTTCTTTTTTATCATAACGGAAACCTGATTGGCGATTTTGAAAACGCTGTCGATTATATTGAAGGCACAACAGGAGGATATGGTGATGTCATCACCATCGGATATTGACATAGATCCGGAAAACCGTATCTGGATGTATGATGGTACAGGTAATAAAGTTTTTAAAGATGATTATACAAAAGAATGGAGTGGTAATATGTGGACAATGGAATCAATTTCACAACATCTAAAGGAGAATGTTGTTGAAGTTATTTTTGCAAAAGTAAATGGTGATGAGCGAGTGATGCGTTGCACGCTTATGCGCGAATATCTTCCGGAACAAACTGACATTGAGGAAAGAGCTCCTCGCAAAGATGCTGTTGCTGTTTGGGATCTAGAAAAGGGAGCATGGCGTTCATTTCGAGTTGATAGTATCAAGTCTGTGAGTTCCATTCTAAAGGCTAGTTAATGGTTGAAATTCTAAACGGAGAGCTTCTCCGTAATGAAACTAACACTCGAGCGATGGGTGGTACTGAACTCATCGCTACCGAGATGCACAAAAGAATTCCTCAGGAGTTCTTGGAGGGATATCAGATTATTCATTCTCGTCCTCGTCAACTATACGATGATCTGAAAAAGATTCTGATTCTACATGACCTAGCTGGTGATCCAGAGGTGCAGCATTTGAAGGAAGGTGGATGGAATAAGTACGATAAACTCGTATTTGTTTCTAACTGGCAGATGCAGCAGTACAACCTGTTCTTGGGCGTTCCTTATAACAAGAGCCTTGTGATTCAGAATGCTATCAATCCAGTACAGGTTAATGTAGAGGAGAAACCAAAGGACAAGGTAAAGATCATTTACCACACGACACCTCATCGAGGTTTGAACATCCTATACAGCGTATTTGAAATCCTAGCTAAAGAGTTTGATTTTATCGAGCTTGATGTTTATAGCTCGTTCAAGATCTATGGCTGGGAAGTTCGTGATGAGCAGTATAAAGAGGTGTTTGATAAGTGTCGCGAGCATCCTCAAATCAACTATCATGGCAGCGTATCAAATGACGAGGTCAAGAAGGCTCTAGCGCAGGCTCATATCTTTGCATATCCTTCTATCTGGCAAGAGACCTCATGTATCTCTCTTATGGAAGCTATGTCTGCTGGCTGCCTATGTGTTCATCCAAACTATGCAGCTTTGCCTGAGACTGCAGCTAACTGGACTCAAATGTATCAGTGGAACGAGGATATCAATGCCCATGCTGGAATGTTCCACGCTAACCTACGTAATGCTATCTTAGTGGCTAAGAATGGTTGGGGAGGAGCGTTTGCTCAGAAGAACTATGCAGATATCTTCTATTCGTGGGACAATCGGCAAAATCAGTGGATTTCTTTCTTAAAAGAGTTGACTTAATTCTTAATATCGGGTATAGTTAATATATTATGATTTTAATAGACCTAAACCAAGTGATGATTTCTAATCTGATGATGCAGATCGGAAACCATACAAATATCGATCTCGACGAGAACTTGTTGCGTCATATGGTGCTCAACTCTCTTCGTGCTCATCGTACTAAATTCAAACCAGACTTTGGCGAGCTTGTGATCTGCTGCGACGACAAGAACTATTGGCGTCGTGAGTTGTTTCCATATTACAAGGCTTCTCGGCGCAAGAGTCGAGAGGAGTCTGAACTAAACTGGGGAGAGATCTTCCGAATTCTCAACAAGATTCGTGACGAGCTTAAAGAGTTCTTTCCTTATAAGGTAGTTCAGGTCGAAACCGCAGAAGCAGATGATGTGATTGCCACACTGTGTCATAAGTATGGAGTTCAGCTGAACAACGATGCAGCTGAGCCCATTCTTATTCTGTCTGCTGATAAAGATTATATTCAGCTGCATACATATGCAAATGTACAGCAGTATGATCCTATTCGCCGTCGCTGGATCCGACACAATGACCCAAGCATGTACCTCAAGGAACATGTATTAAAAGGTGATACAGGCGACGGCGTACCTAACTGCCTATCTCCCGATGATTGCTTTGTTATGGGTAAGAGGCAGAAGCCTCTCACCAAGAAGCGGATTGAGAAGATCATGGCTGGAGAAGTGAGCGAAGAGGTTCTTCGTGGTATCAAGCGTAACGAAATGTTAATTGATTTGACTAAGATACCGACTAACATCAAAGATCAAGTAATAGATAAATATAACGAAGCAGGAAATGGGAGACAACATCTCTTTGACTACTTCATTAAGAATCGATTGAAAAATCTTTTAGAAAACATAAATGAGTTTTAAAATGCAATATTCTGTAGCCGAAGTGCTCGAAGCAGCACGAAAATTAAAGAGTGTGGATGAAAAGGTGAATTACCTTCAAACACATGAAAGTGTACCCCTCAAAACAGTTCTCAAGTACATGTATGATCCTTCGGAGAAGTGTCTTCTTCCTGAAGGTGATCCTCCGTATACTCCCAGCGAGTTTCCAGATGCTCAAGGTATGCTGTACAGAGAAAACCGACGGCTTCGTATCTTCTACGAAGGCAACGGTTATGACGACCTTCACCCTCTCAAGCGTGAAGTTCTATTCATTAATATCTTAGAGGCAGTTGATAGAGACGATGCTAAAATTCTTTTGAAAATGAAAGACAAGAAGAAAATCACTGGCATCACAGCAGCCACTATCAACAAAGCATTTCCAAATCTAGTACCGGAGGCTAAAAAGAAGTAAAAATGGGTAAGACATTTCGTCGAGAAAAAAGTATGTGGGACGATGATCCTATTCGTTATAATACAAAACCTAAGAAGATCAAGACTAACTCCAATAAAACAGCGAACATCGAAGAGCGTCGCAAATCAAAGCACAAGCAATTGAATCAGTACTTGAATCCCAATGAGAGGGAATAATGCCACTCTACACTCTCTTAAATAAAAAGACACAAACTATTGAGACAGTACTTATGTCTTACAGCGATATGATGACTATCACCGATTCTATTCAAGGAACGCATGAATACGTTCCTGCCCCACTTAACCTGGTTTCTGGCCATGGGACAATCACTGGTAAAATAGACAGTGGTTTTAATGATGTGTTGCACAGAATCAAATCAGCTAATAAGGGGTCAACCATACAAACAAAGTAGGTACAAAATGTCCCAGAATCGCCTGACAAAAAGACAAAAACGAATCCTCAGGCAGGAGCAAGTTATCGACAAACGTGGACAAATAGGAGCAAGGTTTAACTTAAAACGCATCACACCTCTAACTCAAGCACAGAAGGACGTTTTTGAAGCGTATGATGAGGGTTATCATCTAATGCTTCATGGTGTAGCTGGGACTGGTAAAACCTTTATAGGTTTATACCTCGCACTTTCGTCGGTATTAGAAACTGGTGAGTATGGTAAAGTTTATATTGTCAGGTCTGTAGTGCCTTCTCGAGATATGGGATTCTTACCCGGAAACCATAAAGAGAAAAGCAAAGTTTACGAAGTACCGTATGCAGATATCTGTAGTCGGTTGTTTGACAGAGGAGATGCCTACGATCTTCTGAGAACAAAAAATATTATTGAGTTTATGACGACCTCGTTTGTCCGAGGTATAACTCTTGACAATTGTGTTCTGATTGTTGATGAAGTCCAGAATATGAGTCCGATGGAGCTGCATAGTTTGATGACGCGCGTTGGTGAAAACTGTCGAGTGATTTTTTCTGGTGACGTTAACCAAGATGACTTGACTAGCGAGCGCAAAAAAGAGTATAGTGGGTTACGGGACTTCTTAAAGATTATTGAAGCAATGGAAGAATTCGACTTCATTGAGTTTAACGTGAATGATATTGTCAGAAGTAATCTTGTCAAGTCATATATAATAGCAAGAGATAAACTTGGAATGAATTGATGGGTTAACCCGTCTGGATTAGATTTATGAAAATCTTTAGTGTGTCATTAAGTTTCCATGATCATAATACATATGATGGTAAACTTCACAACCAGCGTGAAAGATATACGCGATATAAGCATAATGTCCCTGGTCTTGTTCATCCTCAGAGTACGGATGAAAGAATGTATCAGATCGATGTGAGCGCACACTTGGATTTTTACAATGACCACTATAAACCACAACTCCACGAATTGTTTGCTTTCACTGCGACTATGGGTGGTTTGATGCGTTTGCCAGAAGGCAGTATAGATCAAGAATTTGTAAACTTTAAACCAAACCACTTGTGGGATTATTTACAAAAAGACAATATCTATTATATTGATCATCACCAATCTCATGCAGCTTATGCATTTTTAAGTTCTGGTTTTAGTGAATCAGATATATTAGCCATGGATGGACGTGGTTTAAATTTTAATTGTATCTTTGTAGATAAGAATGGGAAAATCACTGATCTATCAGATAAGATGGGCATTGGACTCGTGTGGAATTATTTGTCCAAATTTCTAAGATTGGGACATGTTGGCGCTATCGGTGCTGGAAAATTAATGGGATTAGCTGCATATGGAAAATACCAATCTCATATTCATCACAGTATAGACCAGTATGTAAAACATAATTTAAAATTCAATGGACTTTTTAGTAGTTTCAGCAAAGATGTTTTAAATGGATATTCGCCAGAAGACATAGCTTATACACTCCAATATGCTACACAAGAGTTAATACATAAACATGTTATGCCGCTCAAGTCGTGTGATAATATATGCATAGCAGGAGGAGTTGCATATAACGGTTATATCAATGAGGAGTTTACAAAGCATTATACAAGAGTTCATGTGCCACCAGCCCCAGGTGATGAAGGGCAATCTCTGGGCACATATATGCATGCAGACTTCCTGTTAAATGACAATGTCCATATTCCAAATGTTTATGCTGGGCAATCATATGATTATAAAGGCGATGAGAAGGTTGATATTGTTGAAGTGGCTCAGGCAATTGCTGACGGTAAAATTGTAGGATGGTATCAAGGAAATTCGGAAAGTGGAAACCGCGCATTAGGAAATAGGTGTATACTTGCCGACCCTCGTAACCCAGATATTAAAGACATAATTAATAGCACAATTAAATTTCGTGAGGACTTCAGACCATTTGCTCCTACAGTTCTAGAAGAACATTATCAAGAATATTTTGACACAAATCAATCTAGCCCTTATATGTCTCGTATCGTTTCCGTAAAATCAGATAAGATACCTGGTGTGACACATATAGATAATACGGCAAGAATACAAACATTAAATAAATCACAGAATGAAAAGTTCT